TTTATACTATGTTTCCGAACGCTCCTTCAGCCGGAAGTTCCACTCCTGTTTCGGGGAAAGTCCTTATAAATGGATGCAGAAGAAAAGGGCGGAACAAATGTTGGAAATGATTTGTGATCCGGAACTATCCTTTCAGGAAACATCCGGCAGGTTAGGTTTCAGTTCACCCTCCCATTTTACGGCATATTGCCGCAGAATGTACGGGATGTCCCCCACCCAGTTGAGAGAAAAAAATAAGAAATAAACGGATTTTTATAATTGCACTTTAATGGAGGAACTATGGAATATTCAAATGCTGGCCTGACTTGTGAGCAGGCAGGTCTTTCCTGTGTGGAGCTGCCGAAGATCTGTATACCAGTCTATAGGGAGATTGTCAAGGAAATGGCAGAAGTGATAAAAGACACCCAGGTGCGGGATGTTTTTTACTCTCTTTCTACCGGGATAGATATACTGGCAGTTTCCAAGAAAACAGGTGTTGCCCCCAGGAATCTGGCATATATGTATAAAAAAGCGAGCAGGCAGGTTCGTTTGGAATGGAAACCTTATTCTGAATGGAAACAAGAGTTGGACCGTGTATATATCAAATGCCGGAATTATGCGGCACTTCTGACACATTCCCAAGAGTGTGGCGGACAGAATTTCAAGAATGTAGTGATAGTTGTAAGGGAGCAGGATATTCCGTCGGAATGTGTAGACCTGTTGGTTACACCTTTAGGAAATTTGGATATAAATTTCAGGGCGTTACGTGCGCTTAGAAAATACAATATCTACCAGCTTGAGGATCTTTTACGCTTTATAAAATATAACGGATTTGATGCGCTGTGCCGAATACCCGGTATGGGAATGAAATCTGTTACCTTTTTGTGTAAAATACATAAAGAATGCAGGAACTGCATTCAGACATTTGCAATGACTATGGATATGATTGATATCTTGTCTTTATTTTTAAAACGAATAGATATACTGATAAAACGGGATAATTCCCCTATGTTTAATTAAAAACTGGAATTGATGAAAAAAAACATCTTGATTTTATGTATGCTTGGGGCATCTGCCCTGACTGTAAGCGGACAGACGTTGTTGAAAGGGACAAAGTTTACGGACAACTGGTCTGTCGGAATTAATGGTGGAGTGACCACTCCGATGACACACAGCGCTTTTTGGAAGAACTCCCGCCCCGCTGTGGGTATTGAATTATCAAAACGGATAACACCGGTTCTGAGTCTGGGGACTTCAGTCATGGGGCATATCAACACAAGCAGCAGTAAAACGGCTTTTGACGCTTCGAATGTTGAGCTTTTAAGCAAGTTCAATATGATGAACCTTTTCGCTGGTTATCCTGGAACACCCCGGACATTTGAAATGGAAGCCGTAATTGGAGTAGGCTGGCTTCATGGCTACGTCAACGGTACGGGGGATGATAATTCCTGGGGTACACGGCTGGGAATGGACTTCAACTTTAATATAGGGGAGGAAAAAGCGTGGGCAATCAGTCTGAAGCCATCATTGGTATATGATATGGAAGGTGACTTTAACCGGCACAAGAGCCGTTTCAATGCCAATAATGCACGTGTTGAACTGCTCGCAGGGATTACTTATTATATAAAGGGAAGTTCCGGCAGACACCATGCCACTCGCGTAAAGGAATATGACCAGACAGAGGTGGATAACCTGAATGCAAGTGTAAACAGTCTGCGCGACCAACTTTTGGACAGCCGGAAACAGACAGAGGAAGCAATTGGCCGTGCGGACATACTCCAGAAGCAGCTGTCTGAATGTCAGAACAAGAAACCGGTCATTGAAACTATTATTGAAAAAGCCAAGACACTGGAGTCTATTGTGACTTTCCGCCAGGGTAGTTCCAAGGTTGACGTCTCACAACTCCCCAATGTGGAACGGATTGCCTCCTATATGAACAGGCATCCTGAATCCAAGGTTGTGATCAAAGGATACACTTCACCGGAAGGAAGTATCGAGGTGAACGAAAGAATAGCCCGTGCCCGTGCGGAGTCAGTCAAATCCATTCTTACAAAGAAATACCGGATAACCGCCTCACGCATTACTGCGGAAGGACAAGGTATAGGGGATATGTTCTCTGAACCTGATTGGAACAGGGTCAGTATCTGTACCTTGCAGGAAAATAAATAATATCCGGGACTATGGTTCCACACAAACCACAGTATAATCTGCAAGATGCATGAATGTTAAAGATTTCATATAAACCATGGATTGCGATGCGGATTATAGTCAGTCTGAAATGTAGCCAGTTGCCAATCGGTAACTGGCTTTTTGGTTTCATCAAGCTTACGGGGAATTTGTGGGTTGAGCCGCAAGCGGGCCGCATCGTTAAGCCATTTCATGCTGTCCTCATAATCCCGTATCCGTACAACACTTACATTATTGGGAGCTATGAGTTTTGTAAGTTCATAAACAGCCAGTCTTACCATGTGCCTCTTGAGGTTAGGATTACGTGGGTCATGTAACACAAGATGTTGTCCTGCTTGTGGAATATCTGCGTTTACGTCTGTTTCTGGACTGAACACCCGTCCTTTGTAGACTACGTACTCGTGATCCGAAAGTTCATATGTGTTGTATGCCGGATCATAATCTGCGACGGCACCCCAATTGTCGGAAACCATTGGATCGAGGTTGCTGTCAAAGCTGTCAAGTGTCGTCAACGTGTAAAACTCTCCGCTATATTCGACCACGCTCCATAATGGATATTTCATGGGCTGCCATGATGGTGTTTCTACTTCCTTCCAGCCATTGACTAACGGGATGCGTATGTCGTTGAACTTGTAACCATTCTCCAAAAGACAGGTATAGAAAACGCCATTATGACTTATCTTATCACCCGGATAGTAAGTACCGAACTGGGAGTAATTTACCACCTGTGTCACACTGATATTGGCATCGGAACACTCTTCCCAATAAATGGCCGTTGATGGTTTACGGTAACCGCTGATGGAGCGTGTCACTTCATGAATTTGTCCTTCAAAATAGATATGCACCCCCACAGGATAGGTAATGCGCCGATCATATTCGGCGATATATTTTCCTTTGGCAAGTTCTTTCTCCACTTCGTAATTCTCCGAGAGATATTCCACAATACTTATCTCTGCTGATTCTTCAGCCTGAATAAACCGCTCGTCATTGCCTCGTGTAAGCTGCGTAAGGGCTTCCCGAGTGATGACACCCAGATAATCGTTATTATTAAGAAACCGTCTGTACATTTTTTATTTTGTTGTTAATATGAAAATCCTTCCTGAATTACTGAAGTGGAGACTACATATCCGTTTCCGTCCCCACCACTCTTAAACTTGTACCAACTGTCGCGCAGATAAAAACACAGCAGATAGTCAAGGCAGTCGGACAAATGGCCATAACGCTCGCACTTTACACCGGTTTTCGGATCGGTAGTCTTCTGCTTATTCTTTGAGCCGTCCTCATTGCGGAGCTGATAAATCAAATCCTGTGTAAGTCTCCGGCATTTGATGTCTATCTGTATTTCCCAGCCATTGTAACCATCAAATATCTCGTTTACAAACTCACAGCGTGTCGCCTGCGGAGGCTGTTTTCGTAACAGTTTCACCTTGGCGCGTAGAACTCCTTTTCCAAAAATGTCCGCAATTATGGTGTAGTTGTTAATTCCGTCCTCATTGGTGGTAGAGCGCTGCAATCCGGACGGATCTCCCGTTACATCCACTCCGCCGATATGTTTGTCACGGTAAAGTTTCAAACGTACTTTTCGTGCCAGCGCAGGCGTATTATTCTCTTTTGTCTCCGGCTTACCAAGTATTTCCTCGAGTATATATACCTTTTTGTTGTCGTAGTCTATCTGTGCGGAAAGTACAGACATTTGGGGGGCGACATTGAAATCCCAGACCGTAACAAGCGGCTTGGTAGGATCATATACCTTTTCTTTCAGTCCGGTAACAAGATGTCTGGAACCATCAAAATTGCAATAAATGGCCATATCGTTGGCTTCCACAAAGTCCCAGTTACCATAAAGCAGGCGTTCCTTGGTGGCCTGATCCCGAATTTTGTTCAATGCGGCTTCATAAACCTGGCGAAAAGCAATGTTCGGGTTATCAAATACGGAAAACGGAATATAGGATTCACCTTCACGGCACATAACTTTTTCACCATTCTCATCCTGTACAAAACGGGAGCGCACCCAATTGATCGTCGGATTGGTCGTGAGCAACATTCGTGGCGTCTTAAACGTTTCGTGGGTTCTCCAACGGAGACGAGAAAACAGCACCTCGACAGCCCGTTCTGAAATCTCCGATACCTCGTCCACCATGGCAATGGTATATTCGGACGAACCAAAACGTTCGAAGTTCGGGTCGCTGGGGATATCCGCCATCTCTTTCATGATAATAACAGAATCATTCCAGAATGTGAGTGTGCCTTCGAGATTGTTTATCTTGTAATTTATATCCTCTTTAAGCCCCCAATCTTTCAGTATAGACTTGATGGTATTCCAGGTCGACTCCTTCAATGATTTGAGCGTCTTACAGGCGACGACCGCACGAATATTCTCAAATCGGATACACGAGGATACCAACCATACGCTACCGATAAAAGACTTTCCGCCACCCGCTGCTCCCCCACCCAATATCAACTGTGGGAGGTTTTGCGACCTGCATTGCTTACATTGCGGCTTATACTGCGGATTCCTTTGCGGATCGTAACCGACAAGGATTTGCTCTATTTCTCCGCCGCAGTGGGGACAATAATTAGGCTGCAACAACTTCCACAGTTCATATTGTCGTGGTGACGGTTTGAACTCGATATGCAGGTTTTTAGGCGGTTTGAGCTTGTTGACCGCCATTCCTTATACGATTTGAATGGTTATATCGACCTCGGACTCAAGTATGGAATATAAATTCTGGAAAGTAGCAAGGGATTCCAACACTTTCCCTCTAACCGTGTTATTCCCCACGATGATACAGCCGGCAGAATCAACTTCGGTATTTCCGGAATGAATCAGGATGCCGAGGAAATGGGGCACATCGTGCAGATACGGCATCTTTTTCTTGTACTTGGGGCTGTACTGAAAAGTGATTTTGTATGTTCCAGCGGGAATGGCAGTTCTGGCATAGATCTTTTCCTTACAAGTACAAGAACGGCCATTAGGGGTATTGGGGCAAGCTGCCGGAAGTTTTCTTACGGTGTCTTCGATGGTGTTACAAAAAAAATTGCCATTGATGGACAAGTCGCCTATTGTATAGGTCGGACCTCTGAATTTGCGATTGAGTGTTAGCTTCATACTTTGATACTATTTGTATCGAAAGAGTAGCTCCAATTATCGAATAGAGTTTATTGAGAATGTTTATAAGGTAAGATTTTAGAAAGTGATTATTGCTTTTGTTGTGTTGTAGGTACTCATATCTAATGAAGAGTATCAGAACCTCTTTAATAGACGGGGAAAGTTTTTTTTCGTGGATTCTACATTTAAATCTAATTAAAAAGTTGTATGGGATAAATCGTATATAACATCACAGAGGATATCGTCATAATACAATTAGTTATCCATAATATTCCGGCATTTCTCCGCCTAAACGTTTTTATTAGATAGAAAAGGAATAGGATTGGTGTTTTATTCTGATACTTATAGCACTTTATATAAAGCAACGAGGGTTCTGTTTTCTGTTTGAAACAAGAAATGACCGTTACTTAATATGCACTCATGAATGTTGCTGTCAGTCGGATCGAAGTTTAACAAACGCACGGCTTCATCTCTATCTATAACTTGCATTTCCACACCTAGCACTGTTACATAAGTGGCATCTTGGGGAATCTTCATAAGTTCATTCAGTAATGTACTTTTCATAGCACTTTAATTCTTGGCCTGAAGTCCCGTCAAGCATTTTTAGATATCAAAAGAAAACGTGGGACATAACTGTAGCACCGAGGTTCTGGTAAACCTATCCGCAAACAAGTTAAGCCCACGCCAAACATAGGCGAAAACTGTTTGTCTTGCGGATGAATGAAATTTACCAGATTCCGGTGCATGACAAAAGCTAACGCTTTCTATTATTTTTTCTTTTACAAAAAATATAAATAAAAACTAAATCTGATAAGCAATATAGCCTATCAGACTTTTAATATATACAAAAGAAACTCTGAATTATTTTTATCTTTCATAAATAAAAAAGTAAGCAACCAACATAACTTATGACAGCTTTATTCTTTACTCAGAAAGAGAACTACTTTTTACTTGCTTCCAAAGATGCTTTACGGAATTCCTTAGCCAGTTTTTCCAATATTAAAGAATCCTTACGAGCACGAGTTCCGGCAGCCTTATTCTGTTTTTCCAATTGAAGCGTAGCATTTGCTTTAAACGTTTCATAAGTGTCCTGCATTTTTTCTAAAAGTTCTTTCATCGTTATTTTTATTTGGATTATAATATAGCAACAAAGATAGCAGATGATTGAAAGTTATTTTTTAGAATACAGAAATTATTGCTTGACAGCATGAATATTTAACAAACGAACACATTTGTTTGCATAAGGGAGGTTGATTCATGACATCGAGTTTTCCGGTTAACAAGATATTTATATACAAATTCGATAACCTGAAAACAAGAATGGAGTATAAGGATTTAGAAGGTCGATTTTCCTATGTTGGATGTCCTATGCGAAAAATATCATGAGATAAATGCACTGAATCATGGAAAATAGCTATATTTGCAAGGAGTGACAAATATAGGGAGTTTTGCTCTATTTTGTCACCCAAAGACAGATGAAGTATGGTACAGCTATTGGACTTTCACTATAAAACTACTACATAGAGATGAAATGCTCAATATTAATAGATTATGTAGTTTTTTGCAGAAGTGGCAAGGAAGGAAATTTGCTCTGTATAGGGGGATTTTCAAAAATAATTCATTTCTAACCTTTTAGAAGTTGTAAACTATATACATCCGTCTTTGCGAAAATTTGATTATTAATTGTATTCATGTAGGCTGATATGCGATTTTTCGACTCAGAGACTTTAGTTTACATTTGATATTCAGAAAGTTAGGGAACAAAAATAAGTTACCTGGGATAGATAGCCTTTTTTATTTTATCCTTGTTAGCCCCCCCAAAAAAGTGTCACTGCTAAAAATGAAAAAGGCAAAAACCAAAGTAAGATTGCTTGCAAAAATAGGGTCAGCGGATTTTCCGGGTTGGCAAGCTTTCTTTTAAGCGTATAGCCTAGCCAGTCTGAACATGAAGAACTTCAGATCAGCCACCCCTCT